ATTGCCCGTATCATCGGCCCGACAAAAGCGGCCATACCTGGCCTTCTCGCGGCGATTAAAAGCAGGGAGACCGAAGACTACGACGTCAAGACGATTCAATCGCCGTCAGCCCCGACTGTCCGTATCGAGAACTGGCAGAAGCTGGAAGGGCTGCTGAAGATGCCGAATGTGGCACAGTTCATCCCTCCGGACCTGGTTGTCGAGGCCTCGGACGTGCCGCAGAAGGACCAAATCATCGCGGCCATAAAGGCAAAGACGCAGCAACCCCCACCACAAGTAGCACCCTCGGGAGCAGGTCCCGTTATGCGTCCTGCAAATCCGGGCGCCGGCCCCGCACTGCCGGCAGCGGGAACGCAACCCGTACAAGCGAGGTAGAGCAGTGGAAAAACAAGAGCAAAAGGAAACCTTCACTTTCGAGAACGAACAGGTCAATGGCGAAGCAACGGAAACAGCGCCCGATGCCGCAGCGCCGAATGCAGACGGGGCCGGCGCACCCGCAGCGACACAAGGGACGGAAGAAAACACAACTCCGCCAGCAGTAGAGGTAGAGCCGGACTGGAAGGTTGAAGTAGGAAAACTCAAAGGTGAACTGAGCCGGGTCAACGAGCACGCCCAGAGACTGAACGGGGCGCTCGGGGAAGAACGGTTCAAACGCAAAACCCTATCGGAGCAGCTTGCCGCTTTGCGGCAAGACCCGAAGGAGCAAACGAATAGTTCTCTCATTGATCCTGAGGTGGCGGCGGTCGTCAAGACGTTGGTTTCTGAGCAGATACGTCCACTCAGAGACACAATCCAGGCCAGACTCCGGCAGGACGAGGAAAACCGGCAGCTTTTCTTTAGTGAAAAAGTCACGGAGGCAACAAAGCGACATGAGAATTTTGAGCCTATCGCGGCTATCGGCTTTGAGCGCATCCAAAGCGACAAGGAGCTTTTTCGCCGGTGGACCGGATCCACGGACCCCGCACAATTTATGTATGACGAAGGACTGCGGGAGCACAAGGCGCGGAATGTAGACCAGTTTCTAGCGGAGGCGAAAACCGAAGGCATGAAGGCGGGCCGGGAAGCGCTCCTGAAGGAACTCCAAACCAAGGGCGCATTACCGGCGTCGCTGTCTATGGTCGGAAGCGCGAGCCACATGCAGGCAAAAGAGGGAGAGGACTTTAGATTTTAAGGAGTAAAAAACATGGGCGCAATACTGGGATTGATGGGCACAGGCGCATTCGCTGCGAATGCCGATGCGGAGGCGTGGGAACGGCGGCTCTTTATAGAGCGGCCGAACAATAAAGCCATTCTGACAACGCTGCTTTCGATGATATCCAAGGGCAAAACGGACGGAGACCGAAACCCTATATTCAACTGGTGGGAGGAGACCTTTCAGTCGCAGAGGCTATGTATAAACAACGCCGCCGGGTATAACGATACCGACGCGACGTTTACCGTGGACACCACTTCACAGACTACCGGCATAAGCGGCTCAAAGTACGTGAGGAAAGGCACTGTGTTGCTGGTCGAGTCTACGGGGGAGCATCTGTACGTTACGACCGACCCGACCACGGATACGAGCGTTGTTGTGACCAGGGGGTTCGGCACGACAGCGGCTGCGGCCATTGCGGACAATGCGTGGCTGACGATCATCGGCACGGCGCATGAACACGGCGGCGCGGTGGCAACGGCGCAGAACTACACGCCGACGCAAATGACGAACTACTGCCAGATTTTTAAGGAGACGGTCAACTTAACCAAGTCGGCGGCTAACATCAACACGCTCAGGTCGGGCGATGAGTACAAGGATCAGAAGCGCCGGGCAATGGAAAACTACGCTATACGCAAGGAAATGGCGTACCTGTTCGGGGAGCTTAAGGCCACGACCGGAACCAAAAGCCAGCCACTTTACACCACGCGGGGGATAAAGGCCACCATAGAGACATATGCCTCCGACAACATTATCACCGGCGTGGGGAACTTCACTGAGCGGCAGTGGGATAATTGGGTGCGCCAAGTTTTCACCTACGGGTCCGAATCGAAGCTCCTCCTTGCGGGCAATACGTTTCTGATGGCGCTCGACACAATGGCGAAGAACGGTGGCATAAAGATGCAGACCACACCCAAGGAGCAGACTTATGGTATGAGCCTGTCCACTCTTGTAACGTCCAGCGGAGAGTTGCAGGTCAAGTCTCACCCGCTCTTTAATGTTCACCCGGTGTATTCGGGTTGTGGGTTCATCCTGGACATGGAGAACATCAGCGAGGTGGATTTCAGGGCGACGAAGTACAACAAGGACCTCCCGACCTCAGACGATATGATCCTGGATGAGTATATCGGTGAGTCCGGAATAAAGGTCAAATCGGTGCGGGCCAATATGTACATAGCCGGCGTTACCGGGTTTGCCGGGTAACGGAAATACTATAACAATCAATATGGACGCGGCCGCGGCCGCGTCCAAACATAGGGAGGGCTTGGAAGTGAAAAGAAATTCGATATTAATTATGACCATTGTGGCGATCCTGATCCCCGTCCTGGTCTTTGGGGTGACCGTCAATATTACGCGGTACGCGGCCGTAGACAGGGAGAAGGTCAGGGAAGGCTATTTCACCTGGGTCTATCCTACGGACAACTATACCACGGGCGGAGAAGTTATTACGGCGTCCAGCTTCGGACTCACCGGCTTGCGCTGGCTGGACATACAGCCACAAGTGCTGACTTCAGACAACGCCTCAATGTACAGTTTCCAGTTTGTCCCCGAATATAGGAGTTACGGAGCGTGGGCGGACAATATGTCGTCGGACAACACTACGGGCTGCACCATCGACAATGTTTCGCTGATAACGTGTAACTTCACTACGGCACACGGTTTGTCGGCAGGCGACAAATTTACAGTCATGGGATTCACCAGCGCCAAGTACAACGGGGACAAGATTGCCTGGAAAGTGGACAACACCACAAAGGCTCGGTGGAAGATAGACGATATGTCTGCCGGAGACAATATCAGCAGGACCGGAGGGAAGATAAACAAGTACACGACCTCCATGAGAGTCCGGGTATTTGCGGACAACGCCTCCGGCAACGGCCTGACCAGAGAGGTGTCGAACAATGCGGACCTCTCTGACAATGCCACGAGCCAGGGGCTGGCTGGCGGGACCAACAAGATTTGGCGCGTTTATTTCCGCGCCTGGGGATACTGACATGCGGCGGGCGTTGGTAGTCACGGCCCTGATCACGGCAGCGCTTGTCCTTGCTGCCCTGCCCGCCGTCTCGGCCATGCATGTGTACACCGTGCTGTCGAAGGACAATGCGAGCAAGAACGATAACGGCTCAGTAGTCTCGTTTCTTGATTCGTATTCCACTATGACATGCGACGCTGTGGCCTATGGGGACAACCTTACGGCGCTCGGCGTTCATGTTGAGGGGAACCTCGGCAAGTATTGGGACAACGGCACAACGGCATGGGACAACACATCTATGGGGTCCTGCCAGTTCACCGCCGCGCAGCTTACGAATAAGTTGTGCTCCTTCCAAACGACCGACAGGCCGGTCAATATCATGCGCGGCGTGGTGGACAATGTGACCAAAACAGGCGCATACAACGTCCGCATTTACTGTGGAGGGGTGAAATAGATGGCTGAGGATAACAACGTAAAAAATAAAGAATGCGACCTGAAGCATAAACCCATTGACGAGAGTGTGGCCGCCTTGTGGAAGAAAATCAACGCTATGGACAACAGGCTATGGGTACTGGTCGCCGGAGTCTTGGCAAGCCTGGTATCCATCTGGCTGAAGTGAAATGAGAGAGAACTTCGACGTAGCGCTGCATTTCACATTGGGCGCGGAGGGTGTTTTCAGCGACGACCCTGAGGATTCCGGTAACTGGACGGGCGGAAAAAAAGGTGTGGGCACCCTAAAGGGGACAAAGTATGGAATCTCTGCGAGAGCGTATCCTGATTTGGACATTAAGGACCTGGCACCTGAGCAGGCGGCGGCCATTTATCGGCGTGACTATTGGGACAAGTGCGGCTGTGATAGTCTCGCTTATCCTTTGGACGTTGCAGTTTTTGACACGTCAGTAAACTGCGGAGTGGGCGGCGCGGGGAAGATTCTGGCCCGCTCAAGCGGCTTCATTGATTTCCTGTTCAAGCGCATTGCGTATTACATCAGCCTCAAAGGCGATGCCCCGGACGGCTGGTTTCAGCGGTGCGTGGACCTGTACGAACGGTTTGTAAATCCAAGGGGGACGCATGACTTTTAACTGGAAGCAGATAGTGGGAACGGTGGCCCCGACGCTGGCAACGGCGCTCGGCGGACCACTCGCGGGGGCGGCGGCCTCAGCAGTGTCGCAGGCGATCCTTGGGAAGCCTACAGGCACTGATACGGAGATAGCGGAAGCCCTGGCCGGCACGTTGACGCCGGACGACTTGGTAAAGCTTAAAGAGGCCGAGCTTAATTTCAAAACGCAGATGAGACAGTTGGACATAGACCTTGAGAAGATTGCAGCCGGGGATAGGGAGAGCGCCAGGCAGCGCGAGGCGGCAGTTAGGGACGAAACGCCGCGCAACCTGGCCTATGGCTACACTTTCGGATACTTTGCCGTCCTGGCCCTTATCGCGTTCAACGGTGATGCTATCAACGCCGGAGTCAAGGACATGATAAATGTGCTGCTCGGGGTCCTGTCGGCGGCGGAGGTTGGGATAATAACGTACTATTTCGGGAGCAGCGCCGAGAGTGCGAACAAGACGGATATGCTTTACAAGTCTACGCCGATGGAGGGGAAAGAATGATAGTACGTTTTGTCTATGGCATATTCCCGGCCGTCATTTTCTTTACAGACAAGTTGGTAAGGTCCGGTTTTAAAGGGACTACCAGGGGGGCCGTGATAGGCATTGCCCCCGATAAGCGCAGCGATCAGGGGCTTATCGAACATGAACTGACGCATGTCAGGCAGTGGTACAGAACCCTGGGTCTGCACTCCTTCCTGTACCTATTCTTTGGTGACTACAGGCTTGAGGCCGAGGTTGAAGCCTATAGGAAGCAGTTGAAATACAATCCGGACGATGCCTGGACTTTTGCGGGATTCATAGCGACTCGCTACGATCTGTTAATAACTCAGGAGGATGCATACAAACTCTTAACAACATAAGGAGGATTCGGATAATGGCAAGGTTCAAAGCAAGTCTACCAAGTGTTGAGGTGTGCGGGTGCCGTTTCGATTGCGGTTTTTTCGTTACGTTCAACAAGAATGAGATTGAGAAGCTCAGGGCTCACATAGCCGATCCCAGCGGTTGGCACGGGGTCGTTGTCTCGGAACTTATCCCAGCGGAAGGGCCTGAGCAGACAGAACAGGAGCGGGAGGAAGTCAAGGGCGTCGAAGCCGAGTCGGCTGGAGACGGGGCCCCGCCCGAATTGCCGATGGGTGATGAGGACCTGCCGGACCCTCCGGTACAGAAAGGAAGGCGCGGAGGGCGGGCATAAGTGAACGCCCTTGATTTAGTAAACGCGGTCCTGCGCGACAAGTTGAAGTTCTCCAACGAGGCCGGAGATCTGTCCGTAGTTACAGGCGAAGCCCGGAGTATCCTCCGCGCCCTGAACGAGATCAAAGACGAACTGTTGGAACGCCACGAGTTCCCCAGTACGAAGAAAAAGGGGACGCTGACCCTGGCAACCGGCATGGATACCTATCCCCTGGCCTCTGACGTTAACAGGCCGCTAAGTTTTTACTATGCCAGGGATTTCAGCGTCAACGCCGCGTATCCCAAGTTCAACTATGTAGGCGACGACGAGTTCCTGGACCATGAGGGGATAAACACCACTGAGGGCCTGCCTTACATAGGCCGGTCGTTCGGTCAGGACGGCAGCGGGCATAAGGTTGTACAGGTCTACTTTGTGCCGTCGTCGGGGTTTAATGGGTCGTCGCTGTACTATGATTATGTCAGATCCTGGCCCGATGCCGCAGCGAATGCCGACCTGTTTCCATTCCCGGACAGTGTCATGATCGAGGGGGCGTTTATGAAGCGCCGGAGCGGGGCCGGGACTATGAGCACTGAGGATTTTAAATGGTTCAACGATTTGGTCCAGCAGCACATAAGGAACACCGTGAAGGGCACGCGGAAACGCATACCGTACAGGGACATATAGGCATGGCAAGGGCAAACACTAGAAGGCTTACGGATTTCACAGGAGGAGAGGCGGCAATATTCGCGGCCTCGGCCATGAATCCCAAGTATTCCATGCTCCTACAGAATGCCTACATCACCGAGCGCGGCGGTCTTGCGAAGATTCCGGGATATACCGCGCTCAATACCGCGGCAGTGGCCGAAACGCTTCGGGAAGGTTACGACTACCGCAAGTCTGACGGAACATTGCAGGTCCTGGTCGCCGGAGGCGGGACGGTCTACAAAAAGGCCGGCGCGGCCCTGACTGCCATTGTGATAAATCTTGACGCCTCTGCTATTATGCGGTTTGAGTCCATGCAGGACAAAGTAGGAATATTCAACGGCGTGAATGCGCCGATGATCTACGACGGCGTGAGCGTTTCAGCAATGGGAGGAACTCCGCCGGCAACGGCCTTTAAGGGGCATGTGTTCCAGGGGCGCATGTGGCTGATAGATAAGACCAACAAGATGCAGGCAACGTACTCCGCGCTCAACGATATGGAAGATTACGTTACTGCGTCCAACGCCGGGTATTACGACTTCAGGGACATCCTGGGGACTGGAGATGAGTTAGTGGACCTCTGCACATACCTCAGTATGCTGGTGTTTGTGTTCCTGAACCATATTGTTATCTATTCCGGAACGAACCCGACAGAGGCGGGGGACTTTCAACTCGTGCAGATCGTCAGGGGTGTGGGCGCCCTGGAAACGGGCCTTGTGCAGAACCTGGGGACGGACAATGTAGTGCTCGGACGCTCAGGCCTGCAATCGTTCAATCAGGTGGTAACAACGGGCAATTTGAAGACGAACCAGCTTTCCAGGGTAGTGCAGCCGACTATCGAACAGCTTATCCGCGACAACACTGACGACATTTACGCCTCGTGCCATTATCCGGCACGGTCCTGGTATATGGTCCTGATAGGCGCAACGGTGCTTATTTACAGCTATGTATTCAAGGCATGGGTGGGCCGCATAGTCGGAGCGGACATTAAAGGGATGTTCACGGACGCGGACGGAAACCTGTATTTCTGCGGGACCGGCTACCTGTACCAGTTTGCGCCGAATGACAATACGTTTGATTTCAACGGCAACGACATAACATGGCTGTGGAAGTCGGCCTGGGTACAGTTGAACAAGGGCGGACAAAAGGGCTATCCGTCCATGATGGACATTGTATTCACGCCGGGCGACATTGTGGACATCGGCACGCAACTGCTTTACGACCTGACCTTTGTGGCCAACGGAGAGACCTTCACTTTAGAGCCGGGGGCGTCGCTTATGGACACCGCCGCGACCACGGACATTTGGGACGCGGCGTTCCTTATGGACAACGGGACGGTTGACCCCGTGAGGATAGGGCTGGACGGCGGGGGGCGGACGCTTCAGTTGATATTCAGTAATGTATCGTCAGACGGACCGTTTGAAATAAACGATATTACCATACAGGTGAATCCGGGAGGTATGAACTAATGCCAGCATTTTACAGGGAGAGCACTACCACACGCTTCCAGGTCCGCTCAGCGGCCAAGCTGGGGCTCCCGTCCGCATGGCTGGACGGGGAACTGAATCACCTAATAAATCTACTAAACACCTTTACGTCCATAACGCAGAATATCAGCGTTTGGGCGTTCCATGCCGTTCCGCCGACGTTCAGCGACTCCGATACTTTTACCGTGGCCGGCGACCAGACGGACGTATTTACAGTAGGGCGGGCGGTGCGCTCCAATCTGAACGGCACTTATGCGTATGCCCACGTTTACACGTCGTCCTACGCGGCTGGGCCGGGAGTTACCGCTGTGAACCTGGACGATACCGTGCTAACGGCAGCGCTGACGGAGATATACTACAGCATCATTGATGCCACGGAAGCGGAGTCGGCCATACCTGTGACGATAGCGAGACAAGCTGATATAACAAACTTACAGACTCTCATCAATAATTTAACAACTCGCATTGACGAGTTAGAACTACAAATCAGGCGCAAGGGCGTATAGGGAGGATATGGAAATGAGAGAGAAATATTTAAGGGGTTTCAGCAGCCTGGTCCTTGCAGTAATGGCCCTATCCTTTGCTGGCGTGGTATGGGCGGCCACGGCTACGGATTACTGGCTGTCCGGGCCGACGACCCTGAATAACACGCCGAAGTCTATTTACATCAACCTGCCGGGGGTCAAGAGCTACATCACTTTGATAACGACCCACAACACGGACAACGTAACGTCCTGTTACCTGCGCCTGTTTCGCAGTCGGGACAACAGTACTTACTCGGATAACGGGACGCGGATATATTATTCACTCGGTACGCCCATCGGCCCCGGCCTGGTAATGGTTTGGGACAACGGCGGGAAGGGCATGATACTGAGTGACAATTATTCATCTATCGGCGCTGCAGACAATTCGACTAAGTGCGTCATATCTATTGATGGCTACAAGCTTCAATAAGGAGGAAACGTGAAAAGGTATATTGTAGCAATTGTAATTGGTTTCTTCTTGCTGTCTGCCATGTCGGCAGGTGCGGCAGGGCCGGTGACGTACCCGATAGCGACGGCAAGCCTGACTCTCTATTCTCAAGTCTTTACCAGTAGTGGCACATTCACTGTTCCCTCGGGTGTTTCTACTATATATGTCAGCGGCGTAGGTGGAGGTGGCGGTGGTGGGGCAGCGCCAGGAGAGGGGGCCTCACCTGGCGGCGTAGGTGGAGGCGGCGGACAATCTTGTTTCAAACTTCCGATTAATGTTACATCAGGAGCATCATATACCGTTACCATTGGCACATCCGGAGCGACTAATGCAAATGGGGGGACTACAACTTTAGGCTCGTTGCTCACCTTGGAAGGCGGGAAGGCCACCGGCATGGGTGGTGGCGCTTGGTCAGTCGCGGAAGAAGGAGTTGGATATGCTTCTCGCACAGATGTCGGTTTTATATCAGCAGTTATGCCGGGAATGGTCGGTTGGAGGGTAAGTGGAGGAGGATATGTAAATTTGGGGCTCGGCGGTCAGGCTGTTTTTACGGGTTATTTTATGAATGGGGGGGGTGGTGGGTTTGGGGGAGTTGCTGATTGGGGCGGTGGTGGAAATGGATCAAAGGGCGGCAGTTCCTTTGTTTATTCAGGGGGAGCCGGTGGTACAGGTGGAACAACCAAAAAAGGATCGGGCGGTGGTGGTGGAGCGACCCTATATGGTGCTGGTGGTCGCGGCGGTAATGTTGATGGAGGCACAGGCACGGCAGGGGCAGCCAATACAGGAGCTGGTGGAGGCGGCGGCGCGGTGGAGTGGGGTGCGGGCGGCCCCGGCGGAACGGGTTATCTTTCAATTGAGTGGCTGAAATAGGAGAGGAGGGCAATATGAAAAAGATGATACTCATAATAATGATGCTACTGTTTGCAAACAACGCACAGGCTGTAACCTATGCCCAGGTCAGGAGCGGGGAAGTGATAAATATTGTTCCGTGGACAGAAGCAAGGCAGCCGCAAATCGAGGGTCAGCAGTTTATCACAATACAGGAGCCTCTAACGGTAAGGGTTGGCGATACATATAAGGATGGGACATTCACGCATCCTGTTGTTGTCCCACCCCCCGTCAACAGAACAATCTCCATTGATGAGTTTCGTAGCCGGTTCACATTTAACGAAAGGGTCAGCATTAAGAGTCAGGCAAAAACAGACAGTCAGGTTGCGGTCGTGGATGAGGATTTCTCCGCTGCAACAATCAATCTGGACTCTCAGGCGATTATTGACGACCTGATTTTGCTGGTATCCAAAGGACTGCTGGACGCCGGCAGGCCGGCAGAGATAAGGAAGTAATAGGGGGGCAACCAATGGGACTGTTTAAGTTTATCAGCAATATCCTGGGCGACGTGAAGGACGCGGGAACACACCTGGCAAAACAGGTGCCCGTTGTCGGGCACCTGTTGAGCGAAGCTGTGGATATACCTTTAAGTTCCACACAGCATTTCATTAAGAATCCGCTAAAAACCATAGCCAATGCAGCGTCCGGGGCGGCGGCGGGATTTGCAGCCGGGGGGCCGGTCGGTGCTTTTGCCGGAGGCGTTGCCGGGGCCGACATAAACCCCAATGAACGCTTTAAACCTTTAAAGGCAGCACTCAAAGGCGCGGAGTATGGCGGAGCGGCATCGCTTACAGGGCAGGGCATAAATTACCTTGCGCCTGAGACGATACCGGCGACGTATATTACATCGCCCTTTTTATCAAAGCCAGGCCCGTCATCCGCCGTGAATAACGCAGGCAGTTCTTTCATACCGGACAATGTCAGTGAACTGTTTTCCAAGGGCGCGGACTATGCCGGGAGTACCGCAGGCAGTTCTTCCATACCGAACAATGGCAGTGGACTGTTTTCCGAGGGCGCGGACTATGCCGGGAGTAACGCAGGCGGTTCTTCAATGCTGGACAAGGCCAGTGGACTGTTTTCCAAGGGCGCGGACTATGCCGGGAGCCTGGCCTCCAAAAGTGCTGATTGGATTATGAAAAATCCCGCCAAGGCCGCCCTCCTGGGACTCACGGTAAAGAACGTATTGACGCCCGCCCCTAAGATTGACACGGGTGCGGAGCCAACCGGGGGAGGACCGGCAGCAGCAGGCAATAAGGCCGCGCAGGATGCACTAACTGCGGCCAAGGCAAGGTGGGCGACTTCCAGTCAAACGTTAGCGCAAGGGCCGGCGGCATTGACAGCAATGAATCCGTTCGGGATTCAAAAAACAATGGATACGGGCTACAACAATAAAAGCATAGCTGAAGTACTGCAAGAAACAAGAAACCAGCCGTCGCCCCTGCCGGGCGCAACAACGACAAGCGCGGTCCCGGCCGCCCCTGAACCTGGCCGGACAGGCGGGACAACGCCTTTAAGCATGAGTAGTGCCCGGCAAGCTGTAGCACAAGAAGGCGGGATGCCGATGCCGGAGAGCGTGCAGCCGAATATGGAATCGGCGAGGACTGCTTACATGAGGGGCATTGCAAATATCCAGCCGCCCGGACAGCCAATGTCGAATCAAAACACGCAAAGCAGGATATTGACCCACGCCGACACGGAATATCTAGAATATCTACAGTCTCGCGGACTGATATAGGGAGGGGAAATGGCATCATACAGTTACTCGACGACAGCGCTGCCCGGATATATGTGGGGGGTCAAAAACAATACGGAGGACTGGGCGAAAGCGTATATAGGCGCATGGACGCACAAGGGGGATGTTGCAAATCCGGATACGGGCATGGATACCTATGACCCACAAGAAGGCATCTATCTCATACGGGACAATGATAGTGACGGCGTTAATGACTCAAGCTTCACCAATGTGGGCAATACCGAAGCGGCACCCGGCACGAAGATAGACGATACGGGAGACAACCCTGCTTACTGGTCTGCCGGGGCCCAGGGGGCCAAAAGAAAGACAAGCGCCGGCACGGAATACATATATTCAGGCAACTCCTGGATAATAAATACCCATACCAGCACTGGAGGCGATACTGACAACACTGGAGGCGATACGGGGTCCCCACAGGGCTGGGAAGACCCATATGCGAAAGACTACCTGGACGATTCAACTCCGCCCGATTTAACGCCTCCGCCTGCTGTAACAGCGGCTGAATACAAGCCAACCCTTACGGTGCCGGACAAGATAAACACCACGGTGGCCCCGGTGGATTACACGAAAACCGACATCAAGGCCCCGGCGCCGGTAACAATGACAACCCAGGACCCCGGCGCATACGATTTAAAAGACGCGACTCTTAAGCCTGTGGATGCGTATTCACGTCAAGACATAACAATGCCGACCTTTAAGCCGTATGTCCCCACGAAGATAGACCTTCCGACCTTCGATAAGTTTCAGGCCCAAAAATACACGCCGGAGGGTTTTGACGCCGCAAGGGAGGCGTGGAGCGCTCAGATAATGAACGAACTTTCAGACCCCAATGCCATAGCCGCCAAGTATGGCGATTATGAAACGGCTCTCTCGCAGTCCCTGCATAGTCAGGTGGACCCGCAGATGCAAAAAGAGCAGCGGGCCTTGGAGGAAGCCCTACAGCGACGCGGTATTACGCCGGGCTCGCGGGCCTACGTGGATGCAGGGGACCTTTTCAGCAAGCGTGTCGAAAAACAGAACGTGGACATAGCCTTACAATCCACGCTTAAGAAATACGACCTGGCCGATGCGGAAATAAAGAACCTGCAAACTCAACTGGGGCTGAACGATGCCCGATACGCAACCATGCTGCAAAATAATGTACAGCTTCAACAGCTTGACGTGACGGCCCGTGGACAGGATATGTCCTATGCTGAAAAGCAGGGCGAGCTAGACCAGGCGCAGGAGGCCCTCGGAGTGACGGCCAGGGGGCAGGACATAACCTACGCCCTGGGAGTGGGCAATATTAAGACCAAGAGCGAAGAGAATTACCTGACCGGCAGGGATCAGGACCTCGGTTTAATTAAAGCGCAGGGGGCCTTGGATGTTCAAAACGCTGCGAACAAAATTAACGCCGCCGAGTCTAAGGGCAAAGAAGCATATAACGCCGCAGTGATAGCCGGACAGACAGCCGACCGCTCCCTTACGGCACAACAACTGCAAACTGCCGAGAATTATAACGCAGCAAAAATAGCAGGGGAGAACGCCGGCCGGGAGCAAACGGGCATAGGGCAACTCATTAACCAAAGACAGATAGATGCGGACATACAGAGCAAGATAGACCAAAATCAGCTCACAGCCGACAGGGATGCCGCAGCTATAAAACAAGCCGGAATAGAAACCACTTTCAAATATGCGGAGCTTGCCGGAAAGGTAGCCAATGACATTAAGGGGTATAACCTGGGACTGATGCAATTATCGCAAAAAGACAAGGAAGCATATGGAAACTACCTGATAAATGTCTACGCTCAGTCTTTGGCGTGGGAAAATATTCTTACCAACCGCGAACAGATCGAGATGCAGGCCATACTGGGTATGACTGAGGCGCAGATCAAGGAATATGCGGTAGATAAGGGCTATTGGGCGCAGATACAGGCCTCAAATGCGGCAAGCGCGGCGGCCAATAGTAATAAATTGACCGCGCTGATAACTACGGCCGCGTTAATAAGCGGGAAGAACTAGTAGGAAGGAGGGATATATGGACCAAATACAGAACGACCTGGTAGCCCGCGCCTGGGCATCACGGCAGAGGAAGAACCCATACACGGACAATGCCAATGCTATGTCCAAAATGATAAATATACAGGACAACCCCTGGGGCTCGCCCATTGCCGCATACATGCTGGGGCAGTCCATGAAGCAGGGCGACGAGTGGGAGGCGCAAGAGCAGACCAGGCAGGATTCCGCGTATCGGGCGTATCTAACGGCTGAACAAGGCAAAGAGGCGGCAGCGCAGCAGAAAGCAGACCTTGATGTTGTCTACAAATTGGCCGGAGACACGGAAAGGCTCGCAGGCAATCACGAGCAACTCAATGCCCTGGTTGAAGCGACAAAGCAAGGGATAAAGTCCCCCGGGTTACAAGGATTAGCGGACAGCTTCAAGTCGGTAGCCGACGTAAGGGAAGGCGGTTATGTTATGTCCCTGCCGGACAGGAAGACCTATTGGATGCCTAAAGTGGAAGGCGCGGTCAGGGCCATTGTGAATGCAACGGAGGCCGTTAAAAACCAGGACGTTCATGCCCTAACAAAATTCCTGCTTGACGATAACGCGACCAGCGCAGACTATAACAAATACTTCACAGGATACGACGACTCGGGGAATATCACTCTTGACGAGGACGCTATTCGAGAGGCCGTTACGCAACGCTTAATGGCCCGGACTGCGGGGATTCGTGAGTACAAGGGGCCACAGGAAGAAATGACCGGGAACGTAAGTCGAAACGGGCTTTTTTACGATAAGTTTGCAAAGGAAATACCTGAAGCCTACGCGAAAAAACAACCGCCGAGGGTCGAGACTTTTGAGGTGGGCGCAAACATTGAAAAAAGACAGTGGGACGAGAACACAGGAGTGTGGAAGACGCTTACTACTGCGCCAAGAAAAATGCCGGGAGAGGGCGAAACGGACCCAAACAAGGCGCTGAAAAGCAATCTTGGCGTGCAACAACAGGCGGCAAGCCTGGCTAAAAATGCAATTATGATGAAGTACGGCGGTCTGAAAATAGACCCGCTTACCGGAGATTTGATAAACGACGGCAGTGTTGACCAGGCGGTAATAAACCAGGCCTATAGGAACTATTTCAACTATTACCTGGACCGGGGGGTGAACCCCGACACGGAGCCCGACGCCGCAGCCTGGGCTAAAATCAACAAACTGGCAGAGCCGGCACGACAGAGAAGGGTTCAAGCACTACAGGGCACGTCAGCTATCGCGCCCCCCGTAGCAAGGCCGGCCCTTAGCAGGGAAGAGGCCCTGGCCGAAGCACGCAGGAGAGGTCTTTTCCTTAAATGAGGGACCTGGCCGCCTACTCAGATGCTGAGATACTCGAGCAAGCCGGGCTGATTGCGCCGCCTGAATTTACCGCGCCAAGTCGGACCCGGTCGCTGTCCGACTATTCGGACGATGAAATATTAAGGGCGGCGACCGCTGCGCCTGAGTTTCGCCGCAAGGAAGCTCCCATAAGTCCTTACGTTCAGAGCGTTACCGACTATCTGAAGGACAATGACAATCTCCCGGCGGTGCCTCTTAATGACAAAAGGATTACCGGTGCTTTCGAGACTCCGGCCCCGACTATAAAGGAACTGCAAAGCGAGAAGGGTATCACGCTTCAGGAAATCCCGACCATTGAGCAAAACCGCATGGCGCTGCCGACCGGCATTGTTCATTCAGTCGGAAGGGAGTTGCCGCAACTTATCGGGAAGTCGATGGAATTCACCGGCGTGGCTCCCGATATCGGTAAAAAAATCGTAAATAAGACAGACGAATTATTCCCGAGGCCCAATTACGAGGGCGCGGCAAAGGTGCTTTATGAAGCCGGGTCCATGATGGCCCCGCCGTTTGGTCCTACATTACTTGTCAGTACGGGGACAAAGGTTCTAACCAGGGCCAACAAGTTCATGGACTTAGCTCGGGCGGCGCAGGAAGCCGGGAAGATTGAAGAGGCGGCTGCCTTTGCAAAGCGGGCCGAGTTCGGCTTTAAGCTGTCCGAAGAGTTATCCAGCCTATCGACCGGTACGCTTTTTGGGTTAGCGCAAGGACAGGACACCCTGGAGAACGCAAAGAAGGCAGGCGTGGAGCCTGGGGCTGCGCCGTATATTAATGCGCTTATTGAAAGCACAGGTGAATATCTGGGGACTAAATACCTGGGCCGGGCCTTGAACTTCAGGGAAGGCAAGCCGATTCAGACGGCAAAGGACTTCAGTAAGATGCTCGGCGTTGAAACCGGTACGGAGTTTGCGCAGCAGTACGGTGAAGCCGGGATCGAGAAAGCGTACAACATACGACCCGACGCCGATCCGTTACAGGAAGGCCTGGATGTTTTAGCGCCTACAGCCGTTTTGACAGGCCTAACGTTCGGACTGGGTAAGGCTATGGGCCGGAGAGGCAATAAGGAAAGCGCACCGATACAACAGGGCGCGATGCCTACTTTTGACATACAGCGTCTTGACGCGCTGGCCGCGAAGGTCCAGAACCGCGAGCCGTTGACGGCTGTTGAAAACGCAGACCTTGAAGCATTGCTGAAACAGGCAGGGCTTATTAAGACGAACCCTGCGGACGCTGAGACCGAATCACTACTCCACGAAACGGAAAAGGAGGTGATGCCCAGCGGGATTAAAGTAGTCTCGGAACAACCCATAGGAAAGGAGGTGATGAATAATGGCACCCAAGAAGGGCGGCAAAATGCCGATGATGCCCAAGGGCAAAGGCAAGGGCTGTTAAGAGGGGAAGCACAGGAAGGACCTGTGCAGCAGCCTGTAACGGGGCCGGTCCTTGCCACTGAAACGCCGCCCGTTGAGGTTTCCACGGTCGAGGACTGGGGGACCGGCGAAACCGCAGTACAGTCGAAAAAAGATAAGGTCCGGGCCGCGATACTCGGAGAGAAGGCCGGAGCCGGCAGGGGCCCCGCCGCCCTTGCAAAGATGGGGCTTGGGCCGGATATAAGCACCGCGCCGACAGCCGCCGAACCACTCACCATGAAGACTATTACCGAGCGGATCAAGGGGCCGCAGAGACCACCCAGGACCATTATTGACCTGGTGAGGCAGTCAGGCGGCATCAATATCAAAAACGAGCCGCAGGCCGGAGAGGTCAGGCACCTTATGGAGAATAATCCGCAACTGCAATTCTATGTGACCAAAACGCCCGGCAAGGGCATAAGACTTGATGATCTTGCGCTCAAGGCCCTGGAGTACGGCTTTATCCCCGAGCGAAATATTCAGATGCTGCTTGATGCGATTGACCGGAAACAAGCCTCTTCTGACGAACTGGAGCGGCGCGTAGCGGCAGAAGCGGCCAAACAAAAGAAAGAAATCGTTCTTGACGATATGCAGCCGGGGGATAGTTTTAAGGTTGACGATGAGACATTTAAGCACCTCGGGTACGACGAGAACGGCAACGCCATAATCAAGGACGGCATTACCTATAAGATACCGCCCTTTGACCGGACGGTTGTCAAGGTAGACGAGTTTACCGCCGGGGAGAACCCCGTAACGTTCTCACGGCAGAGACAGGACACGGGGACCGGAGACCTGTTTACAGGGCCGGCAGTTCCGGAAAAGACAGCGCCGGAAGCGCCTCGAAGGGTCACGCAGGCGGATATGTTCGGCCTGAGAAATGCGCTGGAAGGCCCGCTAACGTCAAAGCAGGTTGAAGAGGACCTGCCGCTTGAGCGGGCCGGGGCCGACGAAAAGCAAAGGGAGGCGCAGAAGGGGCAGGGGGATTTGTCTTTTCAGCGTTCCGTCGCGCCTTTCTACTCGCAACTGCGCCGGACGGTTGAGGCCCTGCCGGATGTTATATCCCGTAAGACCCTCAAGGCTGCGCTCAACGATCCCCGAAATAACGTCAAAGCCGAGGAGATAGCGGACAGCGGGGTCATGACTGTGTTCGAGGACCAGGGCATTATAAGCAAGAAGGCGGTCCTGGAGTACTTGGACGCTGTGGCCCAAGGCCAGCCGATATTTCAGAAGGCGGCTACTGGCGTGGGTATTCCGATTGACCAGGCGCAGGCGGTTGTGGACCGACTGAAAGCCAACTGGAAGGGCGCTCCTGATATTCGCGTGTCTACCGTTGAGACCCTGCCGGCGCACCTACGGGCCGATATGACACCCGACGTTAAGGCCTTTGTCATGAACAGGTCGGGCCGCGTCTACATCCTCCCCGAGCACATGGACAACCTCGCGGAGGTTGAAAGCGCCGTGCTGCATGAAGTAATCGGACATTATGGTATCCGCTCGACCTTCGGTGAACAACTGGACAGCCGCCTTGCGCAGATTTACATGGTACACGCCCTTGACATCAAGGCCGTCATGTCCCGGAAGGGCTACGACTTCGACTATACAACCCGCGCCGGCAGGCTTGACGCGACGGAGGAATATGTATCGCATACCGCCGAAAGCGGCGAGACCCCAGGCTGGTTTACGCGCCTGGTCGCGCAGGTCCGGGACTGGCTGCGGAACATGGGCGTATCCATAAAGTACAGCGTGAACGACATCAAGGCCATGCTGGCCGTATCGCGCAGGGCCGTGGAACGCGGGGACATATCGTATGTGCCGCCGCAGAGATTGATGGAAACGGGCGAGCCTGTCTATGAATCCAGGTCGGGACTGTCCGACGAAACGGCGAAGGGCGTAACAGCCAGAGAGGAAATAAATAAAACCGATCCGGATTGGAAGGCCGGAAAAGAAGACGGCGATATTGAGGCGGCGAACAGGTTTGTCAGAAAAACATGGACGACAAGGGCCGAAGAGAAACTGGCCGATAAGATTAAGGGCGTTGCGCCTGACAGTCTGGTTTTTCTGTCTCAACCAAGCACAAGTCAAATGAATGTTCACCCTATGGCCCTGGCCCAAATACTGGCTGAAAGGTTTGGCGGCGAGGCATTGATTGGCGCAGATTACTTTGACGCAAAGCACGTTGAGGAAATGAAAAATATAAAAAAGTACGAACGTGTTTTTAATTCGCCGCGATATGCCGGGCACGATCTGGAAGGTCTCAGGGGAAAGACCGTGGTTATCGTTGACGATATTTATACCACCGGCGGCTCGGTCGGCGCGCTTAAGCGTGGATTGGAAAGACACGGTATAGATGTGAGGACATTTACAGGACTTTCGGGCGATGCGCGCTTAAGCGTTGATCCGGCTACAAAGAGCAAGCTGGGCAATGCGCTGGAGCAGGCCGGACTGTCGTTTCGTGCTAATGATCTGGCCGGCGTGTTGACACGTTCGGAAGCTAGGTCTATAATTGATAATATATATTGGAGGCGCGGCAATGAAGGCAAGCTCAGAGAACTTACCGGCAAAATACAAAGGGTACTTGACGAAAGAACTGGTGGACATTCTGAATATGAGAATGAGCCACAAGCCGCTGCGCGGAGTGCCGGAGGACAAGATAGCGGCAATGTGCCAACTGAGCAGGGAGTACAAACTGAGCCCCGAAATGAAAGTTTTAATGAAGTAGCCCGCCTCAAAGACACTGCCCAAGACAACGACTTTTCAGCCATGCGTAAAGAGCATCTTACGCAGGACCTCTACCTTGGCATTCCAGTCGAAGACGTGCAATCGGCCCTGGCAGGCCTCAAAAAACGCTGGAACGCCAAAGACCCCACGGTAAACATAATCCCCGATAAGGACATGACCCTTGCCATGCAGATAATGGGCAATCCGGAGTTCTGGGGCCGCGCCTATAAAGACTTTGCCCGCATCCGTGACGTGCAGGAAAAGCGGCAGGAAGACCGCTCCAGCATGGCGCACCGCCTTATCAGTAGTCCCGACGAGCCCGGAAAGACCCATGAGTTCTTTGAACTATCCCGGCAGGAGCGCCTTGACCTTTTCCAGAAGGCCATGCTCCCGTCCACCTTTGAAAACCGGATCATGGAGCAGCCCGAATTGAAGCGCCTGGGCATGAACGACGCACAGGTAAAGGCATACGGCAAGTGGAAAGAGAGCATGGACGAAGCGCTCAACCTGATAGTGAAGTACGCCAAGGACATGACCCTGAAACCCTACGAGGGCACGGACTGGCACGAATACATAGCCGCCGTTTTCGACATGCAGCCCCGCGAACAGCGCAGCGTCCTGGCCTATATGGAGCGCCTGACCGGGACCCCGGCAATCCATCAGTCCGACATGTTTAAAAACGAGGACGTCAAGTCGGTAGTAAAGAAGGCACAGACCATGAAGAAGGCCGACATTATAGCCTTCCACGACGCTCTGAGGCAGGTTATAGGCAGGAGCGAGGAAATAGCCGGGATACGGCAGGAGATAGGCCGGATACAGTATTACGTCCCGCTGGACCACGGGCAGGGCGATTACATGGTCACCGGGTATGACTTCGACCCGTCAACGCTCGGGATCGGCAAGCAGAAGTGGGCGATCATGACGCCCGAGCATCGTAAGAGCATATTAATGGAAGCGGGCTCGCTGCGGTATCTCAGGCGGGCAACTTTTCTGAATAAGCACGGGACCCTTAAGCAAGCTCAAAAGGAAAACCCACAACTGCAATGGGTGGTAGAACGCAATCCTGGGACACCGGAACACTTGTATGAAGAGGTTTCACAGGTGGCCCTGGAGAAGTTCGTTGACAAGGCCCTGGGGAAGGTTGAGGGTAAAATTAAGCCCAGCGATATGAACGAACTGACCAAGGCCGTGCTTCAGGCCCTTGCCGACGACCTCAACGCCCGCGGCTTCGGCAAGCACAAGATCAAGCGCACGGCGGGGGAACGGGTGAAGGGCTACCAGACCGACAACCCGGAGCAGATATTTGTCGGGTACATGTCCGGCCTGTCCGGCTATCTGACCAAGCAGGCGGCGGCCTGGGACTTTGCCATGGAATTGAAGAATATAGACCCGTCAAAGAAGAGCAGGCTGTATAAGGAGTCCTCGCAGTACATCCGCGACATGCTCAGGAACACGACGAACTGGGACCGGGCAAGCGGAGTAGCCCGGCACCTGGCCTTTGTGTGGTACATAGCCGGCCGCGTTTCTATGGCGGCAATACAGTTGGGCCAGAATTTCCAGACCGGCATCCCGATGCTCACGCGCTACACGAAGTATGCCGAAGCCAAATACGGCAAGGCCATGAAGGACGTTGCGACCCGGAACTATACCGAGGCAGAGAAAAAGGTAATGGGTGAGGCCTTTGACTCGGGGATTACGCAGGCGCAATATCTGAAGGACATCAACTCTGATATGAAAAACAGGCTGGGAAGGGTCTATGATAAGGCCATTGACGTGGTATCGTTCCCATTTAGCGGCATGGAGGAATTCAACCGCAAGTCCGCATTCCTGGCAATGTATCGCGTGGCGACGAATGAAAAGGGTATGGACCATGCGGCCGTAATAAAAGCGGGGCGCGATTTCGTCAACCTGACCCATTATGAAATGAGCAAGTCAAACCTGCCGACGATTGCCAGGGGCGGTAATTGGTACAATGCAGCGGCGCGGACGGCCTATACCTTCATGCCCTACATGCACAATTACGTGCTCTCGATAGCCGACACCATCAAAAGCAAGGACCTCTCGGTACGGACAAAGGGCTTGGTCGTAGGTAAGGCCCTGGCATATCTGTTTCTGTTGGGCGGCGCCGCATCACTGCCGTTCCTGGACGACCTGTTGGACCTGCTGGAGAGGAAAACGGGCATTCCTTTCCGCGCTCAAATGCGGCACAAATTACAAGCAATCGGTGGAGATTGGATGGCAAAATTCGGCATGGAGGGCTTGCCCGCATTGATCGGTATAGATATATCCGGCAGCATGGCCCTGAACGTTCCGAAGCCGGGAAGTATGTATTATTCCATGTACGACAAGGGCGCGAAGGCGGTAGACTTAGCCTTTAAGGGCCAATACGGGCGGGCGCTGGAGAAGGCTGGACCGACCTTTACCGAGAACATAGGCCGGGCCTACCGTGAAGCCACCGAGGGCGCGACGACCGAACACGGCAAGGTCATGAGAGACGAGAAGGGACGGCCCATAAAAATGACACCGGGGGAGGCCGTCGGCAAGGCCCTCGGGTTCAGACCGGAGAGGATTGCGGAGATACAGAAAGAGCGCTGGACTATGGGCAACGTGGCGAGTTACTTCAAGGATAAGCACGACGACCTACTTGACAGATACGCCTTTGCCAAGCCTGGAGCGGAGAGAGCGGCCCTAAAGCAGGAGATGAAAGCCTACAACGACGAGGCCAAGCCGTTCGGGGGTGCGGTCCCGCTTATAAAAGGCGATACGCTCCTTAAGGCCCTGATGAACAGAAGACGGCCTGATAAGCGGTTTATGAGGTTCGAGAGGGTGATGGACAGGGAGGCGGAATAGGGGGTGATATGAAAGGCATGAAAGAAGGTATGAAAGTTGACCGGGCAATTATGATGATAATCCTGGCCGGCATTGTTGCCATGTTCTTTAAGTAATGGTAAACTACCGGAATGGATGATTGTACGGTTACATGTCCTTGGCGCGGCAATAAAAACGTATGCCAGGCGTGCAAATCAGCGGGAGTCCTGGGTACGGCCGGGCCTCATAAGCCTAGCGAGGCGGGTTCGGCTCCCGCTCCCGCAACTTTAGCGCGATACGATTTAAGCCCCGTCCCCAAGCCCCGGCAAACCAGGGCGGACAAATGGAAGAAGCGCCCGGCAGTAATGCGCTACAGGTCTTTTGCCGATGAATGCCGGGCAAAGGGCGTGGTCCTTAACAATGGCGACAGTCTCCGGTTCATTATCCCTATGCCTGCATCGTGGAGTAAGGCCAAAAAGGCACGATACGAGGGACGGCCGCATATGCAGACCCCCGACCTGGACAACCTGCTTAAGGCCCTATTGGATGCCCTGTACGGGCAGGACTGTTTTATATGGAACATAGGAAACATACAAAAGATATGGGGCCAAACAGGCGCCATTGAGGTATTCAGTAATGAAAAATATCCAGGACATAATCACACGGCATGAGGGCCGAAGGAAGTTCAGATACAGGGATTCCAGGGGCATCTGGACTATAGGCATTGGGCGTACTTTTATTTCTTTAATATTCTCTGTATATTCCCACCGCTCCCGCCGCCCGGCACGGTATGCCCGTAGCCCTTTGAACTTCCTTAATCATGCGCCGTTCGTCGCTATTGCCGTCCGACAGGTGCAGTAGCCATATCTCCCGGCAGCGGCTCAGGTCATTTGCTTTGAGCATTTCAATGAGCGTTGCCAGGCTCATGTGATTGCGGCGCGTCCGGTGTCCGAGGACGGCAGGCAGGCCCTTGGCTATGTTCGCGGCCAGGATTTCCTCAATATGGTTGCACTCCACGGCCAAAATAGTAACGCCTCTCCAGCGGTTCCTGACGTATCCCGTATCGGGAATGAACAAAAGACACTCCGGCGCGGCGGAGACTAAGAAACCAACCGGCTCAGTGGCGTCATGTTGGAGGGGTATTGTTTTTACTTCCCAATCCAAAAACCGTGATGATATGAAGTTGGGATTTAAAGGGTCCAGTTCTGAAAACCGGTGATGATGTTCAACCCCTAACGCTTCTGCCGTCCCGGCGCTCATGAAACAATCCAGCCCCAACTTCAGCAGGCCGGGCACGGCCTGTGAGTGGTCAAGATGTTCATGACTGATGAGACACCCGGCCAGTCCTGACAGTCCGAAGGCAAGCCTTTCCCGCAATTGCTTAATAGGTATTCCCGCTTCAATCAGGAGCGGCTGAAGGTCCTTTGCCTCCAATAAGTACGCATTGCCTTTGCTCGAGCTGGCAAGTGGTGTAAATTTCATGAGTTATGCCTCTCCGCCGCGTCGGTAGCGCACGACAAATGACCATATGTTTTTCATGTTTCACCTTTGAGTTTTTACTTCTAAATAAGCCCTGTTTTGCTGTCTTGGACTAAATTGTTTTTTAATGGAATAAATCTTTCCTTTGTGGGAAAATTAATTTTTTTGTTACTACGCACCGGCCAAACATAGTTTTTACAGGTTTTATCGTAGCCGTACACGTAGCCAACGCAATATAATGCCGCGGTTGTGGACAAACGTCCTGATCTGAGCCTGCGTCTTTTCGGTTTTAAAATGGGCGTTAAACAACTCGGTCAATTCCGCACAGCTTCTCCCCGTATACTTCTCCATCAGGAACTGCCGTTGTTCCTTAGAGAGCCGCTCAGGCTTCTCATCTGCTTTTTTTGTCATGCCCCACACTCCTCAAGTTCTTCTTCAACTGTCCACAACAGCGGGCTGCTGTCGTCGGCCACGTTGTGGATATCACTGTCGAGGTCCCACAGCCTAAAAATCTCGACTTCCTCAGCCTGACTGATCAATCGCCAGCCGGTTTCCGCCTCAAGACGCTTCAAAGCCCTGTAGAGGTCCTCACGGACCGACACAAGGAACGGCCCTGGGGCTATCTCTCCATTTCTCCGGATGCGCGACCGGTAGGCGGGCGCGGACATGGCGCAGTAGACCTCCTTGTAACGCTTCAACTCCAGATACCGGGCGTCACCGGTGAAATAGCTGATCATCCGCAACTGAGCGTCTTTTTGCAGCGGGCATATCCAGCAGCCATACCGGGCATTGCCTATACAGACGCCCTGCTTCTCTCCGTAGACACACTCATCCGAGGCGTACCGGTACACCTGGACCAACTCACGATGATCGTCTCCCCAAGGACAAGGCTCGGTCAGGAGGTACGACCATACTTCCTCTGTGCTCCAGTGTACGATCGGCGCGTATTTCGTCGGGCTCACGTCGGCGTCCGGATAGATCCTCTCGCGCAGTTCCGACTCGGCGCGGCGCACTCCTATGAAAGTCATGAATTCCTGCCCGGCCGTCATGCGGCCCGTCGCCTCTTCAATCGGCTTTGTCTTGATCGCGCCGGTACACCACCTGAAGCCCATATGCGGGGCCGGATAGCCAAACCCGAGGGAGCGGACCCAATAGGTCTTGAGCGTAGACGGCCGGACAGTGACAATCTCGGCATTTATGCCGCTCCGTTTGATGTAGGCCTGGAGTTTCTCGCGCTGCCGGTCCATGTAGTCCTGGTAAAACGGAATCTCCATCATAGTGTCGGCCGTCACTATATAGAGCTGCTTGTGGGTTCCCCTCAGGGCCTCCAGGACCAACTGCAAGACGCTCGTGGAGTCCTTCCCGAACGACAAAGAGACCAGGTTAATGTCCCTCAGCCTGGCGCGTATTTCCTGAACCTCTTTCATCATTCCATCCACTAAAAAAAAACCGGCAGCTTTTTTTTGTCGGGCTGCGTACCGGCCCAAGCTTCGCATTGGGACTTTGCTTCACAATCTGTACACCCTTCAGCGCGTACAAAGGAACTGCCGGCCATAGGACATCGGACCATTTTCCCGTCCGGCAGTTCCTGCAACGGCTCGGGCTGTTTTTCTATTTCTATGACCGGCCCGGTGTTTGCGTTATCGGCTATCTCGCCCTTTGCCCGGTCTGCATCCATCATATCCTCGTCTCTCTCTATGGCTAGGTATGAGGCATTAACTTTTTGCGGGTCTACGGCAAGTTTGGCCGTAGTCCTGTGTACCACGGTCTTCATCTGCATCATTTCGGGATATTTGTCCCAAAAATCTTTGCTTGCCGCCGCTGCCCTGGACTTGTTAAAGTCCGCAGCGGTCACTATTACCAGCCGGTTTTTTTCGGCTTCAGCGTAGATTATATACCCGAACCCGCCTACCACTTCGCCCCGGTCAAAGGGATTAGCAGGCAATAAAAAATCGTAGGACTCAACGGGCCGGGCAAGGGACCGTTTGAAAACGGTGAACGTGTCCTTTTTATAGACGAGTTCGTAAATAATGTCTACCGGAGCCTCAACGGCCACTTTCCGACGATAATAGTCCTGCCCGGCGTATCCAATACGCAGGTCTAGGTCATATAATTTTGTCCTCCCATTTAAGTACGGAATGGGCGAAAGATGATTGGGGATCAAGGCATCGAGCCCCAGCTCGATACTGTGCATGGCGTCTACCGCCAGTTTCGGCATGTTGATATTTGCCCACACGATGGGCGGCTTTGAGTTGTCGGTGCGCTTCTTTTCGTACTCCGTCAGGGCGGCATCTATTTTGAGAAACAGATGCTGCGCCAGCTTTTTGTGATAGCCTGAGAGTACGGGGGTATTACCGGCGAGGGTCCCGAATTCTTTAAGCACCGCAAATGTAAAACGTTCAGAAATAGGAGCCTCTGTTTTTTGGAGTTCACCCTTATCCTTGTCTTTTTTTTCCTCAGCCAATTTACACCTCCACCCTTAATTTTTTATCCGGCTCGCTAACTACGAGCCGGATAACCTGACAGTCCATATTTAGAAGCTTTACTACTGACTCGGCATTATCTATAAACACCGGGGCTTGCAGCCCGTAATGTTTCGAAAATGTCCGGCAGCAGTCCAGCCCACCGTTTAATTTTGCGGCAGCGTTGAGACCTCCGCTGGACGGTATGCCATTAACGGTCATTTCGCAGCACTCAGACAGTGCCCCGTTGACCTGCTGGGCAAAGAGCTTAAAACTCACCAACTCAAACCGGCTGTTTATCCGCTCGGTCAGGAGCGTAACCTTTGTTCTAAGGAACTCCTCACACAGGTACAATTCCTTTTCGAGCCGTTCTATTTCTCCGGCTAGACGCTTTTCGCCGGCCAACAGCTCGACGATGCGTTTTTCCCCAGCCTCCCGTAGGGAAAACTTATTCATGCCTTCTTTCGCGCCCTTCAATTGGCCTTCCATCTCGGCGAGCTCTTGTTTTATTTGCCCAGCCTCCCGAACGTGCCCGGCTTTTTCGTTCTCTATCGCCGCGCTGACCTTCTCCCATTGTTTTTTCAGCGCGGCATAGTCGCTAGTACCGAATGACTCTTGGACCTTGTCCCTTACAATGTTCCGCGCTTTATTTATACGGGCTAATTCCGTTTCATCGGCTTCTAGGGCCTCCCGAACCGTGACCCTTTCGGCCTCCAGGGCCGCGAGCTCTTCCCTTAGCCCATCCAGTTCAACTTTGAGGTACATGCCTCTGTCGTTTAACCCTTTCAGTTTTATGGCCTTTTCCAGGCTGAACGCCGCTTGTGCTTTTTCCCGTGCCGCCTGGACGAGCTCAGTAGGCAGGGACTGCCCGCAGGACGGACAGGTATCTTCCAGGCTGTCCTGAAACTCCTGCGCGTTTGCAGTTATCCACCCGCCACGCACCGGGGTGAGGTCAGCAAGAATCATTGCGCTTCTTTTTTTATTCCGCCCCACTGCGGCGGATAAATCTATTGTCCGGCGATACCCATTAGAACAGTTCGCCGAGAGGTCGGCGATTTCGGCATCCAGCCCCGCGACAAGCTTTGCCTCTTCCGCCCGCCTGGCGTCCTCGATTTTAAGGAGGTCGGCATTGATGCCGGATAGTTTTTTCGAGAGTCCGGCAATCGTTCCACCGGTGTCGATCCCGAGGAGCTCTTGTTTTTTAGAGTCCAGGGCGGTTTCGAGGTCGGCGATTTCTTTTTTTATCTCCTGGAGAATGAGGCCGGTTATGTCCGGCTGTCCGCGCCGCACTTCGTCTATCCTCACGGGTATTTTTTCCAGTTCTTTGTTTATCTCCCCCCGCCGGGCCGCTATCACCTTTTTATGGTCGTCCAGTTTGCGCGTACCCAATATTTCGGCCAGCCCGGACAACTTATCGCTGGACTCCATTACCTGACTATCGGACAGGTCCCCGCAGACCTCTAGTAGTATCGCTCGCTGCTTAGTCCAATGCAGGGTGGAAAAAACAGTCGGTGAGGTCAGGAGCCGGAAAACCTCCTCGTCCCCGGATACCTCCGCAACTCGGGCTGTATATTCCTTTTTCTGGCTTGGGACTCCATCAATAAAATAGTCCGTAGTGTTCCCGGTGAACGTCCGCGCAGCTCTTCCGCGCGTCTTAGTCCATATCTCCCGATAGACCTTTTTCAGGGAGATATGGACTCCATCAACGGACAGAACTGCCTCAACCTCATGTTCCAGGCCGCTTTCAGCCCGGCCCAGAGCATCGAGGTTTTTAATCTCAAAATCGGCCCGGCCCAGGCTGTCCTTGCCAAACAGCAGCCACTGGAAGGCGGAAAAAACACGGGTTTTACCCGTGCCATTATCTCCATAGATGCTGACATTTCCACCCTTGGTATGGAGCATCAGGCTTCCGCCTTGAAAATTACTCAGCCGTAAACTCATCAGCCTAATATTTTTAATGACATCTCCTCTTCTTCTTTCCTTAAATCCATTGGCGGCTGCCTCTTCGGCAGCCGCTTGACGTGATACTCCGAGCAGAGCCGCGCCACGAGCCACCGGCATAGCCGGAGCCGCCACGAGCTTTCAGTTTTGCCCCCCATATTTAACCCCCTTCAGGCATTGCAGGAACACCCCGAACTGTTTATTGCTGCCGCTGAAGCAGCATATCATTCGGGGCGGAGGCTTAGGTTTGCTCATTGCCGCATACACGGCGTTTAATGCTATCAGCATTGCCCTCATTTTTTTCTTCCTCCATCGTTAAATGCAATGACATCAATATTTGCCGGATGCCGCAGTTTTGACCCGTCCGGCGCGAATCTTCATGACCGTTCAGCGGCTTACGTTGGTGATTGCCTTAGCCCCGGACGCTTTCGCTCCAGTTATTACCTTAGTGCGCGTTCAGCAATCACCTTGTCCATGTAATTACTACCGGGTGTTCCCGGCAAACTCAGACTATCTCAGCCGCCTGAAAGCTGGACTGACCCCTCACCATTGCCGCCCACATGGGGGCTTACGCTTGGGCGAAAGTAGTTTGACGAAAAAATAATCAAATGGAACATTGAAAAGCTTCATTATTTTCAGTATATTATTGGTGGACGGCCTGCGAAAGAAGAGTCGAGACTCCCATAGGCTCACGGCCTGCCTGCTTACCCTGCATTCTCTCGCGAGTTGCTTCTGCGTATAACCGTTTTCCTTGCGTAGGAGTCGCAAGTTATCGGGACGATATTTCATATTCATGAATTTATTATGTCATACTATTTTGAGAAATGCAAGCTTTTTCTTTCGGCATATTTTTGTTGCTTTTTCCCTCCTGATTATTCTATACTGTTGACAAGCATAAAATAATTATAGTAGCCTGTTTTATCTAAAGGAGGCGCGAGCAGGTGCCAAAAATTAAACATAGAAATCCCCGCAGGAACTCCCGGTCGCGCAATGCGGCCAGGGTAGGAAGGGCTGCTCCCCTTTCCATTATCCTGCGGGGATTTGTGTATTTAAGATATGTCTGACCAAGGAAGGTGGTTTAAATTGTGGACATCAGCCCTCACGGACCTGGCCCTCGACAACCTCGACATCTCGGATTTTGGCCGGTGGTGTAAATTTGGGACGTATCTCAAGGAGCACGGGGAACAGGGTCAAATTACACTGTTACCGCCTGCCCGTTCGCTCCTCTCAAAACTGCAAATAATAGCGTTTCATGATTTAATTTTATGTTTACAAAGGTTTCCGAATTGCACTGTTACAAAAACCGTTACAGACGGCGTTACATGTAACGGTGAGTATGTTGTAAAATGGAAGAACTGGTTTAAATATCAAGGAGATATGAGCAATCACAGGGTGAAGCGTTTTAGGGAAAAGCAAGTGTTACAAAATGCCCTAAATGTAACGACTAAGAGGAGAGGAGAGGAGACGAGAAGAGAAGAGAAGAGAGAAGAAGAGAAAAAGAATAAAGATTTACCCCCTACCCCCTTAAGGGGGAATTCTGTTTCAGACAAAAAAAAACAGAAAATTACTGATGATGAATTTTTTGTTGAAGCATTAAAAAAAAGCCCTGCTTATGAAGGAATAAACATTGAAAAAGAATTGTTGAAAATGGACATGTGGCTGTTGACCCCGAACGGGAAGGGCCGAAAAAAAACCCATAAATTTATTTTGAGTTGGTTAAATAGGGCGGAAAGAAACATAAACACTGGCCTTTCACGGAAAGATTACAATGAAGGGGTAGGTGATGATGGAAAATTTTAAATGTTTACAGCATGGCTGTGCTTTTGAGCAAACGGGGGTTGGAGAGTTTGCTGTACAGATATGCCCTATGTGCAGCGAGGAAAAGGACCAGGAGCCCGGCAAAAGGAGACAGGCAAATATTAATTCTGCGATAGAGAATGCTGCCGTTCCCCCGCGATTCAGGAAAAAAACGTTGGACAATTACTACTGTGAGCCGGGCAGCAAACAGGCTTTTACTGTTCAGACGGCCCGGTGGTTTTTAGAAAACATGAAAACATGTGCAGGACTTATTCTTATTGGGAATCCCGGCACGGGGAAAACCCACATAGCAGCCGGTATTGTGAATGAACATTTGCAGGTTTCAGGACAGAGTGCGCTGTGTATTGAGGCTGTAAAGATAATCCGGGCCGTAAAGGAGATATGGAACCATAACGGCAAAACGGAGACGGAAGTTTTAAGGTCTTTTTTGGCGCCGGATATACTCGTCGTGGATGAAATCGGAATGCAGTTTGGGAGCCCGACCGAAAAACGGTATCTGTCAGAAATAATTAATGACCGCTACAATTGGCTGCGACCTACCGTCATTTGCGGAAACGTCAGTATAGGCGACTTGATAGGAATATTGGGAGGAGAGGTAGTAGACCGCTTTAGGGAAGGAGGCAAGGCAATCATATTTGATTGGGAATCATACAGGGGAAAAAACGCGACATAAGGAGAAAATGCTATGAGGAAAATGGAAAAGGAAGAAATTGAAAATTTTCTAAGGAGGAACGAATTCAGGAAAGGAAACAGAGGGGACTATGAAGAGGCGATGGAGCTATTTTGCGAAGACTACAAGGACGAGGACGAGGAATTTTCACTGTATGAGGAGCGCTTGAAAACTATATCGGATTATTTTTTTAAAGAATCTGATGAGTCTGACGGATTATTTTTTTAAAGAATCTGATGAGTCTGACGGAGAGGTTAAAACATGACGACAATTGATGTAATTGTAGGACTATTCGCACTGGCTGCAGCCTTTTTTTTCGGGGTCGGCTCGTTCCTGGCCGTGAAGTGGAAGAGAGGGCGTAAAAAGGAAATGGCTGAGGAACGGCTTTGCGATACTTGCAAATGGAGGGAGAACGGCCTGCGGTACTGCCTGGATAATTGCCGGGACATGGGACATTGGACAGGTGAAGGTGAAAAAAATGAATAAATTTATTCAAGTAAAAACTTGGGCGCTCGTCCTGGCCCTGCTGCTGAGCCTATCGGCGGGTGCCGCGCTGTGCCTACTCGCTCGGATGGAACTATCGTTCGACGCCGGATGTAAGGTCTGCTCGGAGGACATCGTTCAGCAGGTCCGGGACGCGGTTAACGAGGGGACCCCCTTTTTTTTAAAGGGCACGGATATTAAAATCACGCCGGGGAGGCATAAAAAATGATCAGTAGGGGAGCGGCTGAGGAACGGCAGCAGTCTGAGCTTGAGCGCCGCCTCATGAGTCCACTACCGGACATGTCCTCGGTAAGGCAGGCCTTCTTTGCCGAAAAGGCCCATCGACCCTGCAAATTTTGCGGTGAACTGATTATCGAGGTTGGGCGCAAGGGAGGCGCCCGGAAGTATCACTCGGCTTGTGCCGTCCTTGCGCGGGCGAGGTACGTTAAAAATTATGGTCTTAGCCGCAAAAAATAACTTGTTCAGCAGGTCCTTCAGGTTTTGTTCCATTTTTTATCTCCTTTTTTTCTCAGCAATATCATAGCGGTCGGAATTCCTATTTTGCCGGTCGCTAATTTGTGCTCGATGATTTCACGGGCAATTTTTCTCATTTTAGCCCCTCCGCAACGCGAATTACGCGCCGGCCCTCCTCATCCCAGGCGTTACATTCAGCATTTTTCTCCCTCCCACGGTTCGACCGTGATATTTTCTATTCCGTTCCTCAGCATTCCTCGGATAAATGCCGGGATGCTTTCCTCCGCCATTACGCAGGGGTAGGTTTTCAGGGAGGGAGCAGCCTCCCATGGGTATTTTTCCATTTTTTGGCCGGTCACTTTTATTAGATTCATTCTATTCTTCCTTCCGCATAATGCCTATCTCGGAATTTTTCAAAATAAAATCTAGATTGGATATTCTCCCTTTCAATGCCGGGTCGGACAGCCGGCACGTAAGCCGGAAAACCAATGCCTCGTCTCCCGCCTGCATCCGAATAAGCTTTCGGTTGCAAGCCACCTTCTTGATACTGTGCATGGCGTCTACCGCGACGCCGCTTATTATTTCAAGGGCGTCGCAGGTTTCCTGGTAGCCTATTGTGCTCTCAAATTTCCCGGCTGCCAACCACTTTTGCGCCTTCTCTGCGTCTATAAGAACGTACGAATACGTCCCTGGAGTCGTAATGACGGCCGAATTCAGGACATATCGCCTCGGCGATTTTCCATTCACTTCTTCCATGTGCGCCACCTCCTTCCTGTATTATTTTAACTGCGGCCTGCATAGTATAATGCAAGTCCTTCTCTATTAAATATTCCGCCCGGGTGTGTTGATTGTAGTACCCGGCGGAGAGGTTGACTCCGACAATTCCCGTCTCTCGGCTCAATATTGAGATGTCGGAAAATGAACCGGGCTTTTCGCGGAACCCGAACCCCCCTATGAACGCTTTAAAGGCCGGGCTTTCACCGTTATAAAAGACCATCTCTCCCCTCTCCTTACGATCTATTTCCAGGAAAAAAACGACCTTCTTGAAATACGACCTGAAGATTTCTGCCGCCTCCCTTGCGCCACCTCCTCCGCACTCCTCATGGTCGGTCAAAAGCACCATGCATCCGGTTTGTCGGCGCAACTCCATGACAGCATAGACCCCGGCCCGGTCGTCTGCCCCAAGGCCCTCGGGGGACCAATAGACCTGTTTCTTAGTGTCATGGTAGATTTTTTTATTACCTCGGGGAGCATGGCCATAAAAATCCCCGTAAAAATCACCGTCAAAAACGGTGTCCACATGTGCGACGAGACAGATATGCCGAGACTTACACTTTTTTGTCGGCATCCATAGCCATGATTCCCGGCCCTGGTGGTCTGCTGTTGAGCAAGCCCGTTCAATAATATCCTGCTTGCCCATGGCAAGAACGGACGGTAATGCCCAGTTTGTCATAACACCTCCTTTCCAGCATTTGTTCACGCTCCGCTCACGCCTTCACGCGAGGGTATCAGCGGAGCGTGACTTTGCCCGCTGTTGGCGATGCGCCAACCATGAGGCGGAACCTTTGTCTTGCCGTCGGATAGTCCGCCTATTTAGCAGACAGCAAGCATTCGTCCTTTTCAGCCACGATTTTAGCCGAGAAACAGTCTCAAGGGGGGACTGCCAATCGTGGAATAGTTGCGTTTCAGAAGAGACACGGATTTTCTCCATTGGCCCCCGCAGGGGCTACTTCAGCGCATAGCATCACCTCCTTTGATACCCTGCAGAACTGATACGACCTACTTAGAAAAAAACCCCACATGCTATGTGACGAGCGAAAGGGTTTGACTTTCGACGACCTCGCAGCGGAGCGAGAATGGTGAGGAGAAACCAAACCCGAAGCGAGGATGTCTTCGTCAGCCGGTCGGAACGGCTCAGGCGTCGAAACAACGCCCTCCTTTCCGGCATTCCATGTGAGTAGGGGGGCCATTATCTGAGCCTCACCCTGTACGCCTTCGTTTTAGATTCCGAAAGCGTTACTGTTTCCACGTGCGCGTTGTCGAAAAACGGCAACGGACACGGCTGTCGAACATTGCCCGCAACCAACGCCCCCCGGCATTCGGTTGCGGGCACAAAACCCTGCTCGGAGAGCGCGACTGCCAACGCGTGTTCGTTCGGACCGTACATCCGATGGCCCGCCCCGCTGTATATGTCGCCGTAGGCTTTCCGCCCATCGCGCAGAGCATAAATCAGACATCGAGCCTGCATTTTCGGCCGGCGGACCCCAGCCACTGTGGTCGTCCCCTCACCGGCTATGTATGCCAGCGCGCAGCCGGAAAGGCGCTGCCAAAAGGCGACGCCCTTCCGGTATGTGTGCGTGCTACGGGTGATGGACATACATGAGGTCCAGCCGGTCGTATATGCTGACATGCCGTAAATCATCGCCGGGTCGGTCGTAATGCAGACCGCGCTACCTAGGGCCTGATCGGGGATGACCTTACGCCCCGGCTGAGGGGCACGGAGATTGTATTCTGATGCGATTTTCTGAGCATCGGAGATCCGGCCGGCAGCGGCGCGGTCGGCCTCGGTTTTTTCGACGGGCTGCTTGAGCAACGAAAACTCCAGGAGCCCGACAAATTTGCGCTCCAGCCGGGAGAGTTCTTTTTTGTCCGCGCCTGCTTTGGAGGCGCGGACATAATTATGCCGTGCCGCCCGGAGCTTGCGGGCCATGCGGCGGGGGATGTGGACCGACTCGTCCACTGTGAGACCGCACACCTCGCGCCGACCTGCTGAGGAGCGCTGGATTCGGGTCTTTTTGTCGTTCATTTTGAAGCCACACCGGCAAACTATTTGCCGGACCTCGGCTATGATTTTCTCCGCGGTGGCCTGATCGTCCACGTCGGATGAGATGCTGAGGTCGTCGGCATAGCGGGTATATACCCAGCCCGCTATTTGCATTTTTTGAAGGCGCTTGCGGATCGCCTCGTCCAGCCCGGACGCCGCGAGATTTGCAATCGCCGGGGAAGTCGGCAGGCCCTGCCGCGCTGCGCCGCCCGGGAAGCATTTTTCGAGGCACACGGCAGGGATTTTCCCCATGACCATTGCGGGGACGACGGAATCGAAAAAATTAGATAAGTCAATAGATATTGTCATGTTTTTTTCAACATGAGGCGTCGCGTTGGTGACAATATTTCGGCCGGGCATGAAGCCGTGGGCGGATTTGAGCTGAACGAGAGGCTGCGCTATTGTCGAGAGTATTTGTCTCAATTCGCGCTTTTCCGCTCGGTCAGGAGCGTATATTGTTCGGACGCCGCCGGAGTGCTTGGGGACCGAAAAAACTTTCATTTTATCCCCGTCGTCTTTAGGTTCTTCATTTTTCTCTTTTCTCCTCGCGAATCTATTTTATATAATGCAAGCCCCGTGCCAGGCAAAAAACATAGTAAAATCAATACTGCATATTCTGCATCATGACAATATTTGTCACCGCAAATGCCTAAAAAATAGGCAAACAGTGAGTTATGCACAGCATTTTCCCTTGTAAATCAACGTAAATTAACAATGTGACATAATTTGTCACATTGGTGACAATAGTTGTCACATTGAAACTTATGTCGCACCCTTCTGAAAACTGTTTACACCACCACTAGATGTTGTAGTAACGCTCCGCGTTAGCAACTACCTGAATAGTGGTCTATGCTTAAATCTCCCGGATTATTCTTTAAAATCAACGGCCCGGCATTTAAAATGTTAGTGGTCACTAACAAAAGCCGCCAAATAAGGGTTTGCGGGTCGTTTGACAGTATTAGCCCTTACTCGTTGATATTTATCAAATGTTAGTGGTCACTAACATTGAGTCAATCTGTATCAACTCGCGGCGCCTGATACATAAAGAATATAATGTAGTTTTTAAAAACAGCCGCTAAAAAAAAATGGTGGCCTTCGTCCACCTGCCTGCGGCAAGCGTCGTCGAGGTACAAAAATAATCGAGGTACAATAAAAAAAAAGTGGGTAAATAGAAAACAGGCGGTGTATCCTAGAATTCTGGAGCGGCGTTCTTAGGAATCTGACGTATTCCTTCGTATTCCTTCGTATTCCTTGACAAAATATGCAGCATGTAATACACTGTGAACATGCGAATGACCACAGTTTACCTCTTCGGCGGGAAAATCTAGTTGACAAGTAATTGAATGGCACGCGGAAACCCGGACATAAGCAAGTTCGCAAAAGGCAGGCCCAAGGGGTCCAGAAACGTTAGGAAGTCTTTTGATGAACTCATACTGACCGCGGTGCGCCGGCTGTTTCCGAATGACGGCAGTGTGACGCAGTTCATCGACCTTCTCGCGGAGGACCCGAAGAAGGGGAAGGTCTATAAGCTGGAATTACTGAAGGCTGCGGCGAAGATTGAGCGGGATAAGCTGGACCGCGAAGGAAGGCAGATGCGGTTTCCCTTTACCGTGCCTGCCAATGATCCGGTAGATGTAAGGGTCGAGTTTGTGAGGGCGGTTAATGGAAAGTAGGGTACAAATTCCGGACAAATTTCAACCGTTGTTCCAGCCGGCGCGGTACAAGGTCTATTACGGCGGGCGGGGCGGCGCAAAGTCGTGGAATTTTGCGCGGGTGCTTTTGATTCTGGCCTATCAGGGGCCCATCCGGGTGCTGTGTGCGCGGGAAATCCAGAACACAGTTAATGATTCGGTCCACGCAATCCTGAAACAGCAGATCAAGGATATGGGTCTTCAGGACTACTATGCGGTGACGGACAAGAGTATTATCGGGCACCTGGGGTCGGAGTTTTCATTTAGAGGTCTCAGGCACAATGCTGACGGGCTGAAGTCGTTTGAGGGCGCCGACATTTGCTGGGTCGAGGAAGCGCAGAGTGTGTCGGACGAGTCTTGGGACATCCTGATCCCGACAATTCGTAAGGAGCGGTCGGAGATTTGGGCGTCGTTCAACCCCGATTGGCAGACGGACCCGGTTTGGCAGCGGTTTGTAAAGATGCAATTGCCGAACAGCATCGTCCAAAAGGTCGGATATGAAGACAATCCGTTTCTGCCGGAGACATTGCGGCTGGAGGCGGAACAATGCAGGTTGACGAATCCGGCGAAGTTTAAGCATATATGGGGAGGCGGCTTCGGCGTGCGTATCCTGGGCAAACAGGTCTATCCGGAGTTTGTACGTGATGTGCATGTATCGAGCAGGCCGCTGGAGATAGAGGATGCGGCGGTTGTTCGGGGCTGGGACAACACCGGTCTATCGCCCGCGTGCGTCATTACACAGCTTTCACCGACGGGGCAATGGCTAATACTTCACGAGTTCACGGGCGAGGATGTGGGCATTATGGATTTTGGAGAGGGTGTCAGCCAATGGTGCGCGGTCACGTTCGGAAGCAAGGCCAAAATCAGGGACATCGGAGATCCGGCAGGGAAAAACAGAGATAGCAGCAAGATGTCGCCGGCTGACTATCTAAGAAAGATCAATATCAACGTCGAGGACGGTATCCAGACGTTCAAGGCCCGCCGGGAAGCGGTCGCGGGCAGACTCACCAAGCTCATTCAGGGAAAGAGCGCATTCCTTATAGACCCATCGTGCGAGAGGCTGATTGACGGGTTCGAGGGGGCATACGCATACCCCGAAATCGGCAAGACAGGGATTTTTAAGACGGAGCCGGAGAAAAACAGGTGGTCGCATGTGCATGACGCGCTACAGTATCCGGCGACACGGCTGTTCATTAATTCAGCAGCAGCCAATGGAGATACCGCCGCAATAGTCGAGGCTGCCCGCAAGGCGCGGCTGGAACGTCAAAGGATGGTAGCATGAACGCGGAAGTCACAAATCTAGCCTGGACGGATACGCCGGAGGCGGCGAGGACGGAATCAGCACTCGCGCAGTTGGTAAACGACTTCTACCGGGACGATATGGATTACCACCAGGAGTTCATAGCGAGCGTCCGGGAGACCTGGGGGTTTTACGACGGGTCCCGTCAGTGGTTCGAGCGGCACCCGGTGGACAATTCATGGATAGACAAGGCAGCGGCGAGGCGGAAGGCGGGGCTACCGGTGGAACAAATCAACCTGGTGTTCCCGATAGTCAACTTAGTGTGCGGTATCCAGGCGCAGGAGCCGCTCGAAACGTCGTTCCTGCCCAGGACGGAGGAAGACTCTCAGATAGCCGAGGCGAAGACTGAGGTTATACGGTTCATCCATGAACGGGCCTCCGGAGCGCGGCGCATATCACAGGCGTTCAAGAGCACGGCAGTAACGGGGCGGGGCTGGATAGGCGTGGAGCAGGTCGAGGACGAAGCTACGATGTTTGGAACCAGGACAGCGCTCACGTCGCTGGACGCCGACGAGATTCTATACGACCGGAGGAGCAAGGAGCACGATCTGACGGACTGTGATCACTTGTTGAGGTTCAGAACGATGTCCATGAGCGACGCCGTGGCCCTATGGCCGGACAAGGCGGCGGAACTCAGGTCCTATTTTACCGATATGGACAACGGATTCAGCGCCAGGGTGGACAACGGCGGCAGTCTCGGGACGATGGGACGGCAGGCGCATATTGTGGAGTGCTACTACCGGGTGCTTCAACTTAAAACGTTTGTTATTGATCCGCAATCGGGCATGGTGCATGACGTGTCGGACCTACCGCCCGAGCAATTGGGCCTCATTATCATGCTGAATCCCGAGACAAAGCCGATCCGAAAGCGCGTCAAGGTCATGAAGTTTGTCCGGACGTGCGGTACAAGCAGAGGCGTAGTGCTGGACAGCGGTAACTCGCCGTATGACGACAACTATTATCCGTATGTGCCCTTCTGGGCGTACCGCTCGCGGGACAAGGATTTTGGGGTGGTAGACCAGATCATGGAGCCGCAGCGGGCGGTAAACAAACGGGAAAGCTCTATACAGGAGTGGCTCGGCAAGGCCCCGCGGATGCGGGTGATAACCTCCAGCGCGGAGGACGCCGCCACGTTCAGGTCCGAGGACGAAATAGCGGTGCTCACCGGACAGTTCCAGGTAGTCCAGCCTCCGGCGTTTCCGGCCTCATACGCCAATTTAAGTAATCAGCGGCGTGAAGATGTGAAACGTGTGTCGGGCATTTCAGATGATCTCCAGGGCATCAGACAGGCGAACGAGCCGGGCATAGTGGTAGGCCTCAGGCAGAAGCAGGGCATGGCTATGATCGCCTCGTTGTTTGACCAGCTTCAGGATTCCCACGAGTTGTTGACCAAAATCGAGCACAGCCGGATGAGGCAATTCATGCCGGAAAGCGAAATTGCCCGTATCATCGGCCCGACAAAAGCGGCCATACCTGGCCTTCTCGCGGCGATTAAAAGCAGGGAGACCGAAGACTACGACGTCAAGACGATTCAATCGCCGTCAGCCCCGACTGTCCGTATCG